CCCATCGTGCTGACCTGCTCGAGATAGGCCTCGGCCGTCTCACCGATGGGCACGTTGGCCCGGATCATCTTGGCCAGCGTGCGGCCGTCGATCTTCCGGGTGATGAGGCCGTTGCCGGGCAGCGGCATGGTGGGGAGGTCTTCGACCATGCACGTGCGCTCGGTGACGAAAGAGATAGCGCCGCTGAGGCCCGGGTCGATGCCGATGAATACGGTCATGCGGACCTCCGGTTCAAGGGTGCGAGCTTTATCAGGCCGTGCTGCGCGCCGAAGAAGATTTCGGCCGAACTGAGCGGTGTTTCATTGGGCATAGGGCGGCGCATGCCGATACCTTCGGGGCGAAGCTTTCTTGTAGCTGCACTGACGATGCGACGCCGGAATTGCCAAGCTTCATTTCGGCGCGTCATGCCAGCGCTCCCTGCATCGATTGCTGCAACCGTGCGGCCAAGAACTGCTCGAGCCTTCTGCCCCAACTGGAGTACTGCTCCTTTTCCTTCGGTTGCAACTCGTGCAGCCATGGGCCGCCCAACAGTTCGGTTCGCAACCGCGTCCAAGCGCCAGCCAACTGCGCGTTCTGCGCTTTCGCGTCTGTCATCGTCTCGGGCGAGACAAGCACGCGCCGGCAGTGAAGAGCCTCGGCGCACACGCATTTCCAATCCGTGATGGAACGTGTGATACGGCCCCAGTCACTCGGGAGCCGACCGTAATGGAGGTAGCAGATGCCTTGCTTGGCGCCGCCGAGGAAGATCGCTCCGGGCATCGGACACCCGTGAGCGCAGCACGGAAATCGCGAGCCTCCCGCCTGCTCGTCGTTCATGGCCTGCTCCCGCTCTGGCGATGACTCGCCCAGTTGCAAGGCACCACGACTGCGCCCTCACGCAACCGGTCATAGGCTCGGTCGCCGAGCACAGGCTTCAATTCGCTGGCCGGAAGGTTGGACAGAAGAACCGTCGGTAGCTGGTTTTTGTAGCGGAGGTCAAGAACGTCGAAGAGCTGTACGGTCTCGCTCTCGCTACCGAACGAAACACCGACCTCGTCGAGCACGAGTAGCGCGCACGTGCCCAAGTCTTCGATGACTTCGGCCTCGGTCTGCGGCGCGTCGTGCCCACGAGGGCGACCTTGCCGGTTGCCCCACGTTGCGCGCAGCATCCGGACAATCTCGCGGGCGCTTAAGATCGCGGCCCATCGCTTCTGCCGGATGATGTGGTTCACCATGGCGCTTCCGAGGTGCGTCTTGCCGGTGCCCGGCGGCCCGATCAGCCAGAGCCCACCAGCGCGCACTTCGATGTTCTCGGCGAAGTCACGGCACATCGTTGCCGCGCGCATTTGCGCAGGCTCAGCGGCGTCGAAGTTCTCGAAAGTCGCGCTGACGAAGCGGCCGACTAAACCGCTCTGGTCGATGCGGCGTTGCAAGGCTTCTTGGGCAAGTTGTGCGTTGGCACGGCGGCGGCTCTCGATTTCGTCGAGCTCGCGCTGGGCTTCGGCCGCGGCAGCGCACGCTGGACATGGAGTCCAAACCCGACCGATCACGTGGCGAGCCACGTAGTCGCCATGTTCCGGGCACTGCGCCTGGCGGTCGGCTTCTCGCCGCATCACTTCGTCGAATGAGCGCGCAGGTTCACGCGGGGATTGAACCATCAGGTTCTCCTTCGTAGTTGCGTTGGTCGAAGCCGGTATGTCGGCTGAGAGGGCGCGCGGCACGGTTCGACCCGGCCACTAAGGCCGGCTGGCGCCCGAGCCAGCCAACGATGAATTTGTTGATGCCGCGTTTGGTCTTGCGACGTGTCACATCAGCGTCAAGCCACATCCGCATCCGCTTCAATTCGAGCGAGAGGTCCAACGACGGGTAGGCCGGGGCCCAATGGTCGACCTCGGCTTGGGTCACCGGGTGCAACTCTCCGGTCTCCAGCGGCAGTTCCGCAACGACCGGTGATTCGATGCCTTCCAGCCCTGCCTGTTGACCTGCCTCTCCCGCCTCTTCTTCTGGATGTATATCTGGTGTCTTATTGGATGTATTGGATGTATCAGGTAGCCCAGGGCTACTGGTTGGTAGTCCTGGGCTACTACCGGTAGTAGCCGTGGGCGACGGGCGGTGGTCGCCCTGGACTACCAGTCCGCCAGCGCTACCAGTAGCCGTGGGCGACTGGTTTGTAGCCCTGGGCGACTGGTCGCCTGTATCGCGGGCCTTTTCAACCAGTACGCCAGGACTACTGGTGGTGGTAGTCCTGGCGTACTGGTTGGCGATCAGCGCTGCAACTTTTTCAAGGTCTATTTCGCATCGGTTGTTGCGGCCTGCAGCCTTCGTGATGCGCACGATCCCTGCGTCCTGAAGCCACTTGACCGCATCGATCACGGCGGTGCGGCTGAAGCAGGTCCACTCGGCCAACCACGCGACCGAAGGCCACGCGACGCCCTCTTCGTCTGCGCGGTCGGCCAACGCCATCAGCACGCATTTGCGTGTCGAGGTCAGCGCGATTGGCCGGCAGAGATTGGTCACTGCATTGCTCATCTTCAGCCCGGGAGGCGTGCCTCCGCGACTTGGCGGGCGAGTTCACCCGCCGCACTGAAGTAGCAGTCCGTGACGCCATCGCAATCCGGGATGTGGGCCTCGCGTTCGGCATCGGTCATGCCAAGGGCTTGGTGAGGTTGGAACGTCATGCAGCCTCCAGCAAAGAGGGTTGGTGACCTTGCCGGCGGGCAAAGTCGATGCGGGCCTGCGCGATCGCCACGTGCGCCGGGTCAAGGTCGATGCCGATGAATCGGAAGCCCTCGAGCACTGCGGCCTTGCCGGTGCTACCAGAACCCATGAAGGGATCGAGCACCAGGCCCCCCGGAGGCGTGACCAAGCGGCACAGGTAGCGCATCAGTTCGGTGGGCTTCACCGTCGGGTGAAAGTTGCCTTTGCGTGCGGTGCCGAGGTTCTCAGCATCGCGCAGCGTCGAACCCTTGGAGAACTGCGGGCCCGGCAACGGCAGACCTTCATGGCGGTCTTCGCTGCTGGTCTTGGCGCAGTACTCAAACCGACAGACCAGATCCCCACGATCCATGCTCGTTGGCGTGATGCTGAATGTGACAGCCCCGACAAAGCCATCGGATCTCGAGAGGCTTGCTGTAATCGTCGTGGTGACGGTCGGCCCTCTCCGCGCCGCAACGCTCACAAGGCTTCCGTTCGGGATGCGCCTTTCTTGCTGCTGCGCGAGCGAGAACGCGCCTTCGAAACTCAGCATCGTCTCGATAACGCATAGTTGCAGCGCTCTTAACTCGCTCTGAGTTACGGCCATAGAAGGTGCCGTCCAATCGCTTGACACTATTCCCACGAGGTTGGGCCAGATTGCTGCAGCGCTTTGAACAGAAGCAGCGAGTGCGTCTCGAAGGGAAAAATTCGACCGCGCAGTAGGCGCACTTGATGGTTCGTCGTCCCATGGACACTCCTTGAAGAAACGAGCAGCGCTGCCCATGTCGCCGCGAGGCTGACTGGCAGGCCTGCCGTTGAACTCGCCGTAGACGGCATTGGTCTTGCTGCTGGGTTCTTCGCCGGTCACAGCACCAGATTGCCCAGAGGCCTCAGGGAACATGGCGACGACCTCGTTGCTGCCGTCGTGGATGACGTTGGCGGGCCAGCGGCCGATGTTCGGGTTCAGTTCCGAATCAAGCCGCTTTCCGCTGATACCCGTAGCGCCGACGACGCTTGCGCTGGAACTATGGGAGGCCGGCACGCCGCGTGTATCGCCGATCCGGCAATCGTCGATGTTGAGAGCGCCGGTGCCATGCGCCAGGACGTTTTCCGCCACAGTGCCGATGAGCGGCTTGCGAGCGACAACGATAGGCTCGTGCGCTGGCTTGAGCGCGGTGCCCCAGCCTTGCCATTCGCGGGCGGCTTCGGACGGCTCGCGGATGCTTGTGTCTCGCACGTTGAATCGGTGTTCGCCGAAGCCCGGCGTCTGTCCTTCATGCTGCCCGACTATCTCGGCGGATTGCCATGCTTCTCCCGGCGAACCCTTTCTGCCATTCAGGCGCCACGCTTCGGCGTCCATCTCGGCAAGTTCGGGAAACAAGCCGCGAAGGGTTTCCCATTGCTCCCACGTAGGCATCGAAGGCTGGCTGTCCGTGTCGCGCGCGGCCCAGTGGTCTATCAGACGCGGATTGCACTCTCCGAAGTGCTGCACAAGATCGCGGGACTTCAGGCCGCGCGCATCCATCGCAGCCCGTACCGCCCGGCACACAACGCGGACCGGCTCGACATCTTCACTGCGCGCCTTGTCGATCGCCTTCGACACGTCCAGCGACTTCGGAAACCCCGACCCGTACACCCACATGATCTGGTCGCGGATCTCGAAGCCAGCGTCTTCGATGGCCACCACCATGCGGTGATAGGTGCGCGAGCCCGAGAAAGCCAGAAGGTGGCCTCCGGGCTTCAGCACGCGCAGCGCCTCGCGCCACATGGCCACGCTGTTAGCGATGCCAGTTGAGTCCCACGATTTCCCCATGAAGCCGAGCTCATATGGCGGGTCGGTGACGATCGCGTCGACGCTTGCATCGGCCATGCCGCGCATGACATCAATGCAATCGCCTTGGTGAAGAACAAAAGGCGTGCGTTCCATCAGATGCTCGCCTTCGTCGCCCGACGGCGCTTTTCAGTTGAGATCTGTCCAGCCTCTCGCCCTTCGACATTGAGGGTCTTGCGCGTGCGGAGGATCTCGTCGGATCGCTTGCTCACACCTCTGAGGTTCACTGTGTCGTCACCTTCGGAACGACGCTTGTCGATACGGGCGGAGGCGATGGCCTTTAACTTGGCAGACGTCTCGAGCGGAGCGAAAACGCTCGTGCTGCCCGTCTGCCATGCGAATGAGTTGCTCGTCGAGCGCACGACCTTCGAGCCCGGCCAGTAGATGTCGTTCATGGGCGTGCGCTCTCCAAGTTCAGGCCAATTGCTGGGTTGCAGTGATCTGCTCGAGCACGGTGAGCCTGGCCCTGAAGGCCAGCCACTGGCTGACCAGCGTGTTGCCCACCCACGACTCGAAGTCCGGGATACCCGTGGCGGGCAAGCTGCGGCGCGTGGGCTTGTCGTCCTCCGCAAGCCAGTCGCTGATGTGCTGGGCATAGAAGCCCATGTCGCGCGCCATGTCGGCGGGCTTCGCGGCTTTCATGCGCCGCAGCTCCCACGCGACGCGAACGGCTTCGCGGTAGGTTTTGGTGAATTTCACCCATTGTTCAGGGACGACGCTTGGTGCATGTACGCGCTCCAAGAGCCGGAACTCCAGTTGGTCCATCAAGGGGCCTCTCGATAGGAAAATTTCAGCGTCTAACCAGTTGCCTAACCGGTTGGGCTCGGCAAAAAAATAGGGTCATGACGACACTCAAAATCACGACCTTTCTGATGTACCCGGCCAATGCACGCGCCCCTTTGGGAGGCCCCCCGCTGGACCGCGGAGACATTGGTGGGCACATCAGAAAAGACGCGCGCCGATGGGACTCAATCCATGAGATGGCCCTCCAATTCGTTGAGCGCCTGCATGTCGAGCTCGTCCTGCACCGCGTCGTCAGCGCGCAGCAGCTGGTCGAAGGCGATGCCGCATGCGATCAGCGCAACCACCACCGCCCAGACGCTGCCGACCTGGAGCGCGGCAATGGCAAGGCCAACGCAGACCAGCAGCAGGGCTGCGGCCAGGGCGAGGCGGAGAGTGGTGGCGCGCATGGCGGACTTCGCCGACTCACGCCGTCTTGGCCGTCGACAGGTACTGCTGCAGCCGAAGAAGCCGGCTGTAGCTGGGGTTCGGGATGTGGCCGTTCACGAATTTGGAAATCCATGAATGACTGACCTTTGCCTCAGCCGCAATGGCTTGCCAGTCGCCTCGACGACTCACCAAGCCGGCCCGAACAGATTCATCAAGGTTTGTGCTCATACGCTCAGAGTAGCAAACTTTTGCTATTCAAGCAAGCAACACTTTGCTAGCGATGCTGAGCAAACTCAAAATATGAGTAAAAGGTCTATCAACGAAGTGCTCGCTGAAAACCTTAAGCACTACATGAGCACGCAAGGCCTCAAGCAAACGGCGTTGGGAGAGCAGGCCGGCATGGCCCAGACGACCGTCAGCCTTTACTTGAACCCCGGTCGGAGGCAGCCGAGTAAATCAGGGAAAGTCCCATCCGCCAATTTGGGCGACGTGGAGCGCCTGGCCGCCGCTTTGGGGGTCGAAGTCTGGGAATTGCTGCGGCCACTGTCGGGGCCCGAGCGCGAGGCCTACGACAAGATCGCGCATGCTTTCAAGGCGCTACAAGGCTCGGACGATGCCCCGAAGGCGCCTGGCACCTATAAACCGAAGAACGTCATTGAACCGCACCACCCAGCCGATGCAGCGCCATTGGAACGCCACAAGGTGACCTGATGGCAGTCGAGCTCGTTCACGACAACATCAGCCACGATGTGGTGGAAGCGCTCGAGACGCTGCTCGACTTGGCCAAGCGGGGCGAGATCACAGGTATTGCATTCGCCTGCACGATGAAGCGGATGCGATACATCACGAACGTAGCCGGGTATTGTCACCAGCACCCAACCTATGCCCGCGGGATGGTTGCCTTCCTGTCGGACCAGCTGGCCGGCCTGGTGCACAGGCGCGAGCCTGACGAAACCCGATAGACGCAAAAAAGCCGCCCGGGGGCGGCTTCTGTTTGAGTGCGGAGTACTTAGCCGCCAGCTGCGACAGTCGTGCAGGTCTTGGGGAGGTACTTGGCTGCGATGGTCGACGTGCAGGTCCAGATCGCAGAACCCACATCGGCATTGCTCAAGGTCAGGGTCAGCGTCTTGCTGACCAAAGGAGCTGCAACGCCAGTAGCTTGCATCGTCGCCACGATGGTGCAGCCGCCAGCATCAGCTGCCGTGCCGCCGGCGGTGGTCTTCAGGACATACTTGCCCTTGAGGTCGGTGTCGGTGGACATGCCGGCCGTCGTTGCAGCAGCAGCGGTCGAATTGCTCGGGCAGGTCTTCGATTGCGTGAAGGTTTCCGTCACGGGAATGCGGAGGCCTTCGGCAAGGCTCACGGCCTCGGTCACTTGAGCGCGCGCAACGTAGTCTTGGTATGCCGGCAGAGCAACGGCAGCCAAGATCCCGATGATCGCCACGACGATCATCAACTCGATGAGGGTGAAGCCAGCTTGTGCGCGGGCGCGGAGGGTACGAACGTTCATGAGATTCCTCAGTTGGGGTTTGGGTTCACCGAGGAAATCCCCGGCGCCCTTCCCTTCCGCAGAACTCATGCCAGCGCGCCAACCTGTAAGAAAGTGTGCAATGCGGGCCGTCCATGACGTTCAGTCCGACAAATTGCGTCACAGAGTTACAAAATTGTCACGCCACAGCGACATTCACCGTCAGGCCAGGATGTGCGCTCCAACTTCGTCCGCGAGCCACGCCCGCATGCCTGCCTCGGCCACAGTGGCTCCCCAGCAGGCTAACGACGCGCCGTGGCAACGCGCCACCCAGCCATCGATCTCCTTCTTTTCGCCTTCGAACTCGTTGCCGGCGGCCAGGCTGTGCAGGTGAACGCCCTTGCTGTGCATCAGAGGTTCCGCAAGGGAAAGGTCGCTGCTGAATTTCGGCGCCGGCCTGTGGCCGAAGCCAGCCTCGTACACCACGGGGGAACCGTCGACCAACGCCACGGAGAGGCCCTTTGCCTTCGCAACCCAATAATCCAGATCGCCGCCGGAGAGGTCTGCCACCCTCGGCACCGGTCCGGCTTGACCTGGCCGCAGCGGGTCATCCACGAGCTCGCTGACGCTGATGTTGAAATATTTCGCCAGTGCGAGCAGCTCAGACAATCCAGGCTCGCCATCTCCAGCTTCCCAGCGAATCAGCGTGCGGGGCGTCACGCCAATAACCTCCGCGAGCTGCTTTTGGGTCAGAAGACTGGCAGTCCTGAGTTTCTTGAGGTTGGGGAGTAGTGTCGGTGTCAGCGTGGCATCCATGCCCTTAGGATAGCGCCGCTTGGAATGGCATGATGCGCGCTTCGACGAAAGGAATCACCGTGGTTTCACACACATTCACTGGACTGCTTTGCATGGCGTTGGTCGGGTGTGATATCGGCACGCAAGATCAGAGCGATTTCGGCGCTAGCGTGGTGGCCACCTACATCGTCGATGCGCAACGTGAATGCGCGCGAGCGGGCTACGAAGATCTCGTCGAATGCAGAGAAGCTCCTCGGTCCAACGGTCAAGCCCGCAAAGCGGCTGTCATCGCTGACGACGCATACATCGTCTTCCAGAGCAGCTGCTATGAATCGTTGGGCTCCGCGACTTGTGAAGGTTTCATGGCGTCTGCCTATGCTCAGGCAACAAGGGCCGCGACGCAAGCGAAGCCAGTGGCGCAGGCGCCCTCGCCGGCTCGATCACCCGCGCCATAAACCTGCACTGAGCCCTTCCCTCTTCCGGGCAAACATCGAAGCGAACCACGTTCGTGCCCATCAGCCCACTTCCGCAGTCCTGTCCGTACAGGATTGACGACGGGGACGCTCCGTAGAGCGTGCAGAGGTCGCCGAGAACCTCGGCATCCAGGGGAGATCACCCAGTCTCCCAGTTGGCAACGGTCTGCTGAGAAACTCCCACCTCACTGGCTACGTCCCACTGACTGAGGCGTAGCGCTCGCCTGGCTTCTCGCAGCCGGCCGCCAATGACCTTCCGGCGTTCGGTGTCCTTCATTTCGTGAATTATTACCACAGCGGCTTACACGCGCACACAGCCATTACCGCTATATGGCTACCACAAGCGCAGGTTGTACAACCCACAGGCGTACGGATGAGTTACCTCACAACGGCCCGTTGTGACTGCCTGCGACTTTGGCACATACGTACCGCCGTTGTGACCCTCAGCTGGCTATTAGCAAATTATTTGGTTCCTGTAGCAAAGTTTTGCTTGCGCCTCTAGCAATAGTTTGCTAAATTCTCTTCACGCCCTGCAATCAAGCAGCGGCGACCGAGGAGATGGGGCATGCAGATAACTGGCGCACAAGAAAAGCCTGCTGAACAGCAGATCGACGGTGTGGAAGTCCGCGAGGGCTCGCCTGCCGACTACCTGGAAGCGATGAACGGCCGCCTGAAGCTGGACGTGGTCAACGTCCGCGGCGAGCGTGTCATCCCCATGAACGGCACGGTGCCGGAAGAGTGGCGGTTGCTGTGAGCGCCCTTACCCGCTCCACCCAAGCCAGTCGCCGCAGCGAACGCCGCGAGCGCGTCGAGGCCAAGCACTTCCCCGAAGCGGTGTTCGTGCCGACCGAAGACCAGGCGCTGGCCACCGACCGCGCGCTCAACGTGCTCAAGAAGTCGGAGAGCTACTTCGAGTTGCCGGATCGCTTCGCGCTCGATGAGCAGAACGGGCGGTCGGCATGAGCGCGCAGATTCCCCCGGGCCCGTGGACTGCGGTGGGGTCTGCCGACGGTAGCGGCCAGTTCGGCATCGTCGCTGATGGAAAGTTCGTCATAGCGGAGTTTTTTCCTGACATCCGCCGTCCGGCGGAGCAAGCATACGAAGAGTGCAGGGCCAACGCCTTGTGCGCTGCGACCGCCCCCGAACTACTCGCAGTTGTTCGTGACATCTTGGACTTCATGTTGCTCGCTGAGCTTGATGACGACGA